GCACCTGTCCACCCAGTAGGGCCGGTCGGCCCAGTAGGCCCTGTTACGGTTGATGCAGCGCCCTGTGGGCCTGTCCAGCCGGTAGGCCCGGTAACCGTTGACGCGGCACCAGTCCACCCAGTAGGGCCTGTCCACCCCGTGGGGCCAGTTACGGTTGAGGCAGCACCAGAAGGGCCTGTAGGCCCGGTTGGGCCAGTTGCGCCTTCCGATGCAGGAGTACCTTGTGGGCCAGTGTCGCCTGTGGGGCCAGTCGGCCCTTGTGAACCCTGTGAACCTGTCCACCCCGTGGGGCCAGTTACGGTTGAGGCAGCACCAGAAGGGCCTGTAGGCCCGGTTGGGCCAGTAGGGCCTGTCGGCCCGCGTGCCTTGTCTGCTAGGTCGGTGAGAGTGATTTTTTTAGTTTCGTTGCCCGATACATCTACGATCGCGAGCAGGTCGCCCGCTACAGCATCGGCGCCGGGGAGAGTAGTGAGCTCGGAGATTTTTTTGCTTGCAGCCATAGTCCTTCTATAAAAGCATAACACCCTTGCTCTCCTGCAGGAGTGGCTTCGCATTTTCCTGTAGCAAAATGGGGCAGTAGAGCATCTGCCCATAGGTGTCGCCAGAGGGTGCGGGGCGGTCTGCTGTTGCAAACTGCTCGAACGGCCCGCGGTCGCAGCCACTTTGGTCGCCGATATTGCATACAGGTGCGGTCATGGTGTGTGGTGGGGTTCTACCCCCGCTGCTGTGCGCCACCTGATCCTATGTGGTGCACAGAGCCGGAGTGGAACCTATCCGTGTGCCGGGGCGGTATGCCCTAGCATGGGCGGTTAGGAGCCGGTGGTAGCGGTCTTGAGGACGGTGATCGCGGTCGGGAGAATGCGGACATAGCCCACACGCTCCGTCCAGCGGATCGCCTCGCGGTCGCTGGTGATGAGGTTGATGTCGGCGTTATTCGCAACATTGCGAACGATACCGGCATTAAACCGCTGCACCGCGATCGCGCCCTTGTAGCCGAAGATGCAGGCGCGCTTCAGATCGCCGAACACAATGAACGGCGTGTCATCAGCATCGTCAGCAACCGAAGGCATGACCTCCACCTCGACGATTGGTCTACCCCAAACCGTACCGGGGGAACCCCCAGCAGGTTGCTGATAGATATACTCGCCAGTGGTGGCTGCCTTCAGCTTGCGCACGATGTTGCGAATGGAGCGGTGCATGTAGTAGGTGCCTATAGAGGCGACTACCTGCGGGCTCGCATCCTGCATGTCGAGCAGGTCATCTGCGCTGAGGTCAAAGAAGGAGTCGTTATTAGCGGCTGCCTCCCCTGCTACTGCGCCCATGACCACGCTGTTGACATCGTTAGCCAAGAGTACGCCGGTAAAGCTCCCGTAGGTGCTAGTACCGTCACCAATGAAGAACGCTTGATCCTCCGCGCGAGCGAAGCCCTGAGCCACACGGCTGGCGATGAAGGCGAACAGGTCGACTTCCTCGTCTGCGATGAGCTCACTGGTAAGCGTTGCAATGGCCCCAAGCTTTTTGAGCTCGAGATCCTCCTGACCAAGAACAATCTGCGTGCTGCCGATCGTGTTTGCTTCATCGACCCAGTAAACCGTTACATCCGTAGCAAGGTTATTTGCCTTGTACGAGTTTTTGCTGAGCTGGACTGTGGTCATCGCGGAGCGGGCAACGCCGTATTCCGTAATGAGGGCACGAATCTCAGCAGAGAGCTCGAAAGTCACCGCGTAGCCGCCGTAAGGCGAGCCGCTGGCGTCTGTCGTGAGCTCCTTGGTGCCGGCGACTCCCGCGAGCTCAGCGAGCGCGCGTTCATCACCAAGCAGAGCGGACGACAGGGTCTTCCGAAGCGAGGAGTTGAGGGCGGCGCGGCGCTCCCGGACATCCGGGTTAAACAGGCCAGCCTTCTTCTCCTTTTGCTCCTTTTGATCAGCAAGAAACGCGTTGACCTTGGCCTCCATGTCAGAGCGCATTGCTGCGACCTCTGCCTTGATTGCCGGGCCAAGAAGCTCCTTCACCGCGGCCGCAATGTCGCCTTCCGGCGATACTGCCTCCTTGGTGGCTGGGAGCCCCTTTACCGTGTCGAGATCAGCTTGCGCGATCTCCTTCTCTTCAGCCGAAAGGGTGTTGAACTCTGCCTCGAGCGCTGCCTTATCAGCAGCGGATGCGAAGCCAGCCGCAACAAACGCCTTCACGGACTTTAGAAACTTAAGCATGATTGAGTGATTGGTTAGGTTCTGCGCAGGCCCGTGCTGACGGGGTCTATCGACCAAACTGCCGGATCGGGCAGCAGCAACATCCTGACTTTTTATGTATTCAAAAGAGCGCGGAGCACCTGCATCACCTGACGCTTGCGGGCGCCGGGAGCTGCGATCGCCTGAATCTCGCTCGCCACATGGCGAATGAGCTGCTTGCGGCCAGCGAGCTCAGTGTTTAGCGCTGTGGCCACCTGCTCCGCGAGCGTAGGCGTGGCTACAGGCACCGGGGCCGGCTCGGGCTCGGCGACCTTGGCCGTATAGGTGCCGTCTGCAATGGTGGCGATTTCCTCGGGCGTATAGGCCTTGAATGCCGGTACCTCCTTGCCGAACTCCGTATAGTGCTCCGCGAGGTGGTTGTATACATCGCGCATATCGCCCTCGGGTATATCTGCACCGCCCATGGCCCCAAGGCAGACGCCCATAGCGCTAGCGCATCCGCGCCATACTGCATCGTGCGTAGTGGGGCTGTGGTGCGGGAGCTTTAGCTGCCCGTACATTTCCGGGGGCATGACCTCGGCCCACGCGAAGTGACGCGCGATCATAGCGCGCTCGGCATCCGTGAGGTCGCCAAAGCTCTGTTCGGTGAAGTCCTGCAGGGTAGGGGCGCTCCACTCCTGATTTTCTGGCGCCATGCCGTAGCCGGCCGGATTGGTAGGGGTGATGCCCTTGGTGCCGAGACCCTTCTTATCGCCGATGAGCGCCTCGGGGTTCGCCGGTACGCTCACGACCGAAAGCTCCAGTAGCTCGCTCTTGGTGATGTTGCCCTTCTCGTCAAACTCCATAGGGATAAAGCCGATGCTCACGGCGCTGGCGAAGCCGCCCTCGACAAGGTTCTCGGCGAGCACCCCGCGCGGGTTCATGCGGGCAAACTGCAGGTCGCCCTCGAGCGCGCCGGTCTTGCTGGTCGGGTTTTTCACGCGACCGATGATGTTCTCTATGCTGTCGTAGTTGTGGCTGTCGAGCAGCACGGGGTTTTTCTTGAAGCTCTTGAGATCAAAGTTTTGGTAGACGATTTCGCCGTGGCGATCCACGACTGCCGTGCTCATGATCGCGTGGTAGGTTGCGCCGTCTCCTGCCTTTTCAAAGGTGGCCTCGGTGATGATACGGAGGCCGTTGTAGCCGGCATCCTTCGCTCGCGCCCAGAGCTCCTTCTGCGTCTCGATACCATTCTCGGCCAGTGTCTTGCTGCGGAGTGTAAAAAGTTTGCGCATAGGTCTATACGAAAATGCTAACACACCCGAGGGCGTGCGCAGTAGTCAAGTGGTGTGTATTGCTCATATCGTGCAGCGGCAGTTGATCGTGTTTTCCGCACTGCCCGCAGGGTCGCCGGGGTAGTCGAGCGACTCGCCCCCCACATCAAACGGCTGGTCGATAGGCACCTCCTGCCCGTCTGTCATGGCGTGGCTGTCGCGGGTGTTCATGTCCATGACTGCGACCCATATCTTTGTCTGCACGCCTGCCTGCTGGTACCCGTCAAAGGTGCCCTGCTGGTAGGAGCCGTGCACCTCGGTGCGTGCGATCACGCCTGCGCGCGGGCCAGTGAAGCCCTCGTATACGCCCTGTATGCGCTTCACCAGCGCCTGCCGGCTCTCGTTCTCGCCCTCGCTGATAGCGAATGCCTGCTTGAGTGCATCGTAGGTAGTGCTGGTGAGCTGGGTACCGAGCACGCTGGCCCGGTTATCCAGCCACACATCGGTATTCACGCTCATGCGGTATGGCCTGTCCTCGCCGGCGAGCTGCATTGCATCGTTGCCGCCCTCCTCCAGCAGCTTGCGCAGGAGCGGGAGTACGAAAGTGCGCGTGAGCTTTATCTCCATGAGGTTGTCAAACAAGCTGTCAAACAGCCCCTTGGTTTCCGCGCTGGTCATACCGACTGTGCCCGCCTGCGGCAGTTTTTCTAGCAGGCGCTTTTCCTGCCCGTGAAAGAACAGGCGCATCTGCTTGGCGAATGCCGTCTCCATACGATCAAAGCGCAGAGCCTTGAGCTGTCCGTAGCGCTTGCGCAGGTGCGGATCGCGGAGCGGGTGCTCCCACTCCTTCGCCTTGGTAGGCGCTGGGGTACCGCCCCCTGCATCAGCACTGCTGCCCATAGGCACGAGGTTAAACGGCACGAGCAGGTCATCGCCCCCGTCTACCGGCTCCAGACTGAAGCGCTCGCGGCGCTCGTTGGCGGTCATGAAGTACGAGGTCGCCCCCGCATTCGCCACCTCGATATTCTGCGTCACATTCTCCGGCGTTGGGTCTATGAAGCTGAGGGTCTGGCCGTCCGGGAAGAAGTACTGGTCGAGCTTCTGTGTTAGGTTCGCGAGTAGCGGGCGCACCGTTTCGCGCAGGAATATGCTCATTGCCGCATCGGCATTGTCAAACTTCGCATCGGCGAGCGAGGACATAATGGCGCGCGGTACGCCAGTCATGATGCAGATGTCCTCGAGCGCCATGCCCTTGGCCGATACGAACGAAAGCTCGTCCGGCGTGAGGCCTACGCGCTGGTAGTCGGCATCGCCCCCGAGGAATAGCGGCTTACCGCCCTTGCTGGCGGTTGCGTACTCCTTGAGGTACGAGTCCTTTACCTCCGCGATCTGGTCTTTGTTGAGGTTCGCCTTGAAGCGGAACACGCCTTCGATGCGCCCGCCGTTGCGCAGCACCTTGCTGTGGTACTGGCCGATCTGCATGGAGGTGTCGATTGCGCGGGAGCCGGCCGCCAGTAGCGATATACCCATGAACGGATTGAGTGGGTCGGGGTAGTACGAGTAGAAAATCTGCGCAGGCGGGAAGGTCATCATGCCGCCGTTCGGCTTGCTGTATATAAAACTCTCTATGGCCGCGTCCTTCACGACCACGCGCATGAGGTCGGGGCGCAGGAGGTGGAGTGCCTTCGGCGGGC